GCCTTGAACTGAGCCTCGCGTTGCAAGTACGTCAGCGGGCCATTGGAATTGGTTGTCTGGGCTTGCTGCATAGAATCGAAGGTCATCTAGTTCATCCTCACGGCTGTCAGAATAGGCGGCGATCGCCATTGTCATGCGATGCAATGCGGTTTCTATGATGTCTTTGTCTTTCATACTAATCCGATTACGTCCTTGTCTTTCATCAGGATCAAATCTTCGTACTTGCGGTCAATTGTACCGCTGTACATGACGTGATCACCTACGCTCACCATAAGTGGGCGTTTTGAGTCTTTCTTGCCTAGCCCGACCGCAACCACCACGCCTGTGCGGGTGTCTTCCTCGGGCATAATAATCAGCCCGCTTTGCACAAACGGGTCAGGGCGTACCGCAATATTGTCGTGTAGAGGTTGGATCATTTCTTCTTTGCAGCTTCACGTTTAACAGCATAGGCAATTGCCACGGCCTGCTTGATTGGCTTAGTCTTCGCTTCGGCCTTCACGTTTGCACGGAAGGCCTCTTTACTGGCTGACTTTTTCAACGGCATGATTACTGACCGTGGATGATTGCAAAGTTAATGACAGGTGCTTCTGAAAGTGAACCAGCGGTGTTGTTGTACAAACCAATCACAGCGGTGCCCGCTGACAAGTTTGCAACGTAGGGCCAATACGCGCCGCTTGTGCCGCCCGCACCCACGTTGACAATCATTACGTCGTTAGCTGAAATTTTGTTGTTGGTCAGCGTAAACAACGCTGTAGCACCGGCGGCTAAAGCTGCGCCGTTCATGGTAATTTTGCCCATTGACGCGTTAAGCGTCACGCCAGTCGATTTTGAAGTTGCTTGGGTAACCGCGCCTTGGGCGGCGGTTGAGTAGCCAATCTCTTGGCTTGCGTACATCGTTGTGAACTCGGGGTCAGCAAAAGCGACACCAATTGGCTGTGTATTCGGCATTTCTAAGCTCCCATCCAAGAAGTTTGTAAACTATTAGTTGATTGACTACGGCGCTTTGGTTCTGCGTACTCTCGGTGCGCGACGGGGAATGCAAACGTCACGCATATAGCATCTGCTGCATCAGGCGAGGCTAACCCCCGCGCTTTCATGTCTTTCTTAGACTCTAAAAAGATCGTACCTTTAGAGTCGGGCTTCATTACAGGTGATATTAAATCAGTTTTAAGTATCCTGTCACTAGGAATCGACGCAGTTTTGAGCCATTGACGCATATCACCCCACATCTGAGCCCTTAAATTACCATACATAAGCGGATTTTTTGATTTATTTCCAAAATTGACCCCCCGAATCTTGTATCGCTGCTCTTTTAGGCGGTCTACAACGCCCCCGCCCACGCCGCCTTCGTCGATCACGACCAACGCGGGCTTATATTCTTCGATTGTTTCGATTACATGGCCGACTACGGTCATCGTATCGTCGCCTTTGAAGCGTTTGATGCCAATAATGTCACGCCCTTGGCGTATGGCGATTACGGTTGAGTCAGAACCAAAGCGCGCAGGGTCAACGCCCACGATAATGGGGGCGGACAGGTCTTTGAGCCGTGGCCGACGCATGGCCTCATCCACAATCAAGCTTGAAATAAACTGATCATCACCGGCAGACGGGAAGTCACCGTAGACCTCAACCGCAGCTTGTGATGAATCGGCGCCATATTCGTCGATGATCTGCTGATATACCGCTTTGTCCGTGCCCTCAACCGTCCTTGCGTCCACAATTTTGGTGTTCCAAAAGTCACGCTTGGAGTTGTGGCATTCATAGAAGTAACCGGTGTTGCGACGCGGGTTGGAGAACGCTAACCAAAAGCGGTTTGGTGTGTTCTCAGTAAAGAATCCAGCAGTCACCGCCCAAATGGCGTCGTCAATACCGGACGCCTCATCAAAGATCACCATCACGCCGTCGTAGTTGTGAACACCTGCATACGCATCAGGGTTCTCGCTTGACCACAAGCGTCCTTCCACCGACCAATAGCGTGTGCCTTTTTTTAAGTCACGCTCAACCAGTTCGGTAATCCACTTAGCGGGCATGAGTCGCGTTGCGCTGACTTCAAACCAATGTGAGTTAAGTGACATGGCGAGCCACTTAGTAATCTCTGCCCAGGTGACCGATCGTAATTGGCTCTCCGAGTTTGCCGATATGATGGTGGTCGAACCAATTCGTGTGGAGAGCATCCATAGGGTTAGCCAACTGACCAACGCCGATTTGCCAATCCCGCGACCGGATGACGTTGCCATCCTGAACGTGTCAAAGTCAATCTTGCCGCCGTTTTGCTTAATGTGGGCGGTCAGGTCAGACAAGACCTCGCGCTGCCATTTGCGTGGGCCGGAGAAGTCAGCCAAGGGTGTGCCCTTCTGACCCCAAGGGAACGCAAACAACACAAACGCTAACGGGTCATCCTTGATCTTGGGCGACCAAAGCGCCGACATTAGACGCATCTCTTCGGCGGCGCTGTACTGTGTCGTTTGCATCCGTGGGTTCCATATCTATAGTTAACCGTTGTTCGGCTTGCTCAAGCGCAGTAATAATGCTGATCTGTTGCGTCACATCGACCTGCACTTGCTGCTTGGCCACCCAATCGTGCTTGTGTTTCAGAAACTCTAACGCCATCTTAGCGTCGCCGCCGACCGCTGCGTCGTACACGACTTGCGACATTGTCGCCTCCGCTTCCGCACGGCCTTGCATCGCCGCTAACTCGACCACAGGGTCTAGCTGGCAGAGTTTACGAAACTCTTCCGGCATCATGCCAGCGCGCAGCGCAAGTGCGTCGTTAGACAAGCCTAACTTTGCGGCTTCGTAGACGCGCAACAAACGCGACTCGGTGGCGCGGACTTCGCGGGGTGTGAAGTGTAGAGATAGCATTTTGCGATTGTAGGTCATGTAGGCAATTTATTATATAAAAAAATTTTGGTGGTCGTGTTGCCATTATTTTTATAAAAAAAATTTTGAGCGTGAACCCTACGCTAGCGGCTGTGACCGGCAGGGCCCTCCCCCCCCCTACCCCCAAGGATTTGCTTTTTGGCCGAGAGCCTGGTAGCCGAGTTGTTGGACAACCCACAATCTCACTAAGTCTTAGGTTGTTGGACAACCGACAACAGCCTGGTGCAGTGCAGCATTGTGCAGTGCAACATAAAGGATTACTTAATAACACTCACTAAGTCTTAGGACAAATACTCACTAAGTCTTAGCCACTCACTAAGTCTTAGGGCTTACAGGCTCACTAAGTCTTAGCCACCAATACTCACTAAGTCTTAGCCTTCCTAAATATAATTTAGCCGAAAAGCCAGCACACCAGGACTATTTTGTAGGTCATGTAGGTCATGTAGCCATGCAGAAAAAATCGCAACGGGCTCTTCAGCGTGTGCGCCAACGCTCCGACAATTGTGTGCCCTAAAGTAATACTTAATATTTTACAGATTTTAAATATATATCTAATAAATGACTATCTAATACTACAAGTCATTCAACAGACTGATTTATAAGCATTTTCTGTCGGTCTTTTTGTTGTTTTTGCTGACCGACCAAATAACCCACATGACCGACAAAATTGTGAGCATTTGTGAGCATTTTGCTAGAAATCTCTGTACACTGCTATAAATTCATGTACAATAGAATCTCTTACTTAAAAGGTGACCTACATGAAAAAGTACAAATTAGATATGACGCGCGACGTTGATTTTGACGGCGAAAGTTATATGTTTAACCTTTTACGTGGTTGGCGTTTCTATAACGACGCTGTACACGTGCGCGGTTTTGACACCTTAGCCGAGATACGCGCAGCGGCTAAAACTGACGTTATACCCTGCGCGTGTCGCGAATGTGCGCCCGCTGCCGAGCCACTTTTCGCTGCCGTTTAACTTTAAAGGACTACATCATGATCACACTTATGACAGAAGACGGCTACAAATTCTACTTATTAGAAGATGGCCGCATCGTTGATTCATTAGACGAAGATACCCGCGATATCACATTTGAATCATTTGAAGAATTTGTTCGCTTAACTCAGGAGTAATTGCCATGACCATAATTAAAACAGTAGACGATCACTTAAACCTGTTCTTTCGCGCCAAGGGCGCAAAGGTCAACACTAAGAATGGTTGGCGCAAACAACAAACCGACGCGTACATCATTCAATGGCAAGGCTCATCAGACTACGACAGCGGGTACCATGAAGAAACATTTATGACGCTCGAGGGCGCCACCGACGCATTAAACGCAAAGGCTCACAATGAATAAGATTCACGACACCATCGCAGCGCTGTTAATGTGCCTCGCTCTGCTACTGGCTATTTTTATGTAACACCACACACTAAGGTAAACAAAATGACACAAGTACACTTAACTTTAAAATCATCAAATGTAAAAACAGGCGCGATTCCTGTATCAACTACCGGGCGCGCATCATGCCCAACGTCTTGCCCGTTTCAAGCGGCCGGATGCTACGCTGACAACTACGGGCTGAATTTTCTGTGGAACCGTGTGACCAATGGTACAGCGGGCACCGATTGGGCGACATTCTGCAACACGATCACGACGCTGCCCGACGGCCAATTGTGGCGCCACAATCAAGCGGGCGATTTGCCACAAGACGGCCACGGCCGCATTGACGGCCATTTGATGGGTTACCTAGTCGCGGCCAATATTGGTAAGCGCGGGTTTACTTACACGCATCACGCGCCCGAATTGGGCGACAACGCCAAGTACATTAAGGGCGCCAACGATTGGGGCTTTACTGTCAATTTGAGCGCTAACACGCCCGCACACGCTGACACGTTGGCCGCGCTCGAGATCGCGCCCGTGGTAGTCGTCTTACCATCAACGCAAACCACTAACACCACAACGCCCCAAGGGCGCCCGATTGTCATTTGCCCGGCCACCACACGCGACGACGTCACTTGTGAGTCATGCCAACTATGCGCGCGCGTCGATCGTAAAGTGATCGTAGGTTTCCCCGCGCATGGCTCGGGCGCCAAAAAGGCCGAGCAAGCGATTACCTTTTGGAGCAAAAAATGACACGTTACGCGATTCTTACGGATACTTTTGTGACGGGTTGGGTGAATTGCTCGACAGGTGAAGACGGATACCCGTTGACGTTTGCTACGTTGGCCGAGGCCGAGCAAGAGTTAGCCGATCACTTAGCCAATAGTGAATTTTTAGATTTAAACCCCGACGACTATAAAATTGAGGAAATTAAAGCCATGACAAATTTAGAAAAAGCGCAGCAATTTGCCCTTGGCCAATGTTTAGGTACATATCCCGACGATGCGACATATGAGGAAATTTGCGGGTTTATACGCGACGACACAGAAGACGAAGACGGCGACGCGCTTGTAAGCGTGTGGGAGCCCTTTGAATACTGCGACGTGTTGCATATCATGGAAAACATGGTTAGCGCTGTTACTCGTTTGCTTGATGCGCAAGAGGTGGCCGTATGAATACGATATACGCTATTTGTCACCCTGATAATGACGGCGCTTTTGTACCGTGTTTTAGTAAAACTTTTGCAAGTATTCAAGCGGCCGAGTTTTCATTAGCCGAGTTTTTGGTCAATGATACCGTGGGCTATGTACGCGGCGATTTTAAAATATTAGGGGTGACAGCATGAAGTATAAAAATGGCCAGCCGGTCGAATGTGGCGACGTGGTGCACGTCAAGAATCGCGCCTATACCGTCTACAACATAGGTGACACGGTAACCTTGCGCTCTATGTGCGAGCGCGGGTATATCAAGCGCGTATTTCCCGCTGACATAGGCGCGTACATTCCACGCCTACATCCCGTCTTTGCGGGACTGATGCCTATATGACCTATTCACTTATCGCGGCCGCTACGGTCATTCTGTTAATTCTAGTTTTTGACCTTTAAAACAACGCCCTACGGGGCGTTTTTTACAGGCCTCAAATGAGTCACGGCCGCAAGTGGTGTACCTTCGCGCACAACAATACCCTCGGCCATCGCGCGCAAGTCGCTCTTGCTGCGCCCTGTCATGTCAGGGGCACAGTAAACCTGTTTTTTAGATACATACTCGCGCGACGACACGCGCCCCATGTCTACCCATTGGCACTCCATTAGCGCGTGAAGGAGCGCGCCTTGGCTGACTTTGTAGGTGCCGGGGGCGTTGATTGATAGCGTGTCACAGATCGCATGGAAGGGCGACGCGATCACGCCACTAGCAAACAAGCCCTTACGCTCACGGATCATATCGGCCAAAAATGACTCATTGGCACTCATACCCTGTTCGACGAGCGTCAATTTGAATTCAGTCATCGGGGGCGCGGCGCCTGGGTTAAACGCGCTCACGTCACGCGCAGCCAACCACGCAGCACACGCACTCACGCCTCCATTGTCAAACCATTTCCACATCGCTGCCCCCGCCTCTGAAGTCATACGGGGCGCGGTCGATTTAATCGCAAACCAGCGACGGTCTTGTGAATCTAGGGTAATAGGTACGGGGTCATTAGAAAATGCCAGCACTAGCAGTCTGTTGGCCATATCGTACGGGTGCAAGCCCTTACGATTGATCGACAGGTACTCAGGGGGCGCCGCGATCACGGGTTTAAGACGATTAGCAAGCGCGCGGCGATCCTTGGCATCGGGCTCACGGAGTTCGTTCAAAATTAAAATCTCAGACTCAAGCGCGTAATTAAACTGCGACGACATGGTGTCGGAGTCTAGCAGCCCTCGGTTAGTCGCGTTCTCACCACAAACACCCCAAATAAAGGGGTGATACATAGTGTCTTTGCCTGACCCTTGCACACCCGTGTGTAGGATCGCGTGGTTAATCTTGCGCTGCGGGTACTGCAACTTGAACGCCATCACGTCAAATATGTGGTTAAGCGACTCGAGGTCGGGCACCAACCGCTGGCAATGTTTAAGCCACGGGGTGACATCGCCCTTAATCGCTATGGGTCGGGCATCCCTCCATCTGTTGCCATAGACGTCACCGCCACGCGACACCAGTACGGTTTCACCCGCTGCGTACGTTATCCCCACAAGCGCAGGTGCGCCGCATTTTTGGCGTAACTCATCAAAGCAGACAGATGCCTCAATGTGACGCCCCGTTCGAGCAGACTTACACACAATATGGCGGTAGAGCGCGTTAAACGTGCCACGGCTGATCTCGCGCCTATCCTGCATATCAAAGTAACTATCATCGCTTTGAATGTACGCAAACCGCCCAAACCATTCGGCCTTTTCGACCCGTCCTAATTCGCGCTGTTCGATCTCAGATTGGCGTTTTTTGACGTCATCGGGAAAAGCCGCTGTGGGCGCGATAATCGAATAGGTTTTAGCCATAACTGACGCGAGTAATTCATCACGCAAACCTGGCGCGGCACTCGGCCCGCCTTGGCCTTCCACCCATTCAAGGAAGATATGGCTATCTAACTGCAAGCAATGGCTGTGCAAGCAACAGTATGCGCGCATAGACGGGTTGTAACGCCCCTGCGGGTTGCCGTCCGTGTGTTCGTGTGCATTGGGGCAAACCACGCCCGCCCAGCCTTCGCTATTGGGGCGACTGATGACCAAGCTATTCTCGGCCAACCACGCAAAGATGTTATCGGTGCCATCATCCTCTACTTTAATCGGCCGGTACGCGTTGGATTCGACGGGGCCGGAAGTCACGCCGAAGGCACCCATAATTTGCGGCAAACTAAACTCACGCTCGGGGTGAAATTCCGTCAGGATTGATTTAAACCCTGCGCGCTCGGGCTTGAGGTTAACGCTACCAGGTATCCTAAAATTCCGCACCGCGTTGGTGGCACCCTTATCGGTGTAACCGGCCTCGGCTATCGCTTTGATCGCTGCGCTGAACTCTTGATGCGTGGGTTGATCGTCTAACGCAAAGGTGTAGCCCCATTGAAAATTATCCGGTGAGGTTTCGATCTTCCAAGTGGGCTCAAGCGGAGGTGCTTTGGATTTGGTGCCCACGTCGTCAAGGACAAGAAAGGCAACATGGTCGCAGTTGTGGATTGATGCGCTGGGTTTGCTTTTAAACCGATCGACAATAAAAGATGCGGTATTGGCGTACCATGCGCCGCCCTCTTTGTACTCATGGGGGTAAAAAGCTGGCCATGTCGCCTTGATCGTGCCATCGGCGTGTTGTTCTTTTCCAACAGGCTTTTGCTTGACTAATAGGCAAGTTTCACCCTCGGGAGCGACTTTTGAAATATAATCGACGAAGTCCAATGCAATACTCCTTAGTTGTTTTGAAGCCACCCTAGCCGGTGGCTTTTTTTTTACTTGCCGTACCGAGTCATTGTTTGAATCTCGGCGTCTAGTGGCAGACCTTGCGCCCACGGGGGCGGCGTACACATAACTTGCTTTAACCGCTCGGTGACGGTTTCAGGCTGATCGGTTTCAATAACAATTTCGTCGTGAACGTGGAGTACAACGTCGTCAAGGGCTCGGAGAGCGTAACGTAATATGTCGTTCGCTGCGGCTTGGGTGACATTTTCACAGGCCAAGCCACGCCATAGTCGTGCGCGTGGCCACTCTTTAGCGTCAACGGCGGGCTTCCATGCTGCTTTGGCGTATGAGATACCATCTTCTTCAAGTTTGGCGTAGGGGTAACAGAGAATTCTGCCCGAGGGTAAAGCGTACCATAAGTGAACACCATCAAACAGGTATGTAACCCTACCCGCCACGATTTCTTTGCCCTTATTTCGCATCGCAATCATGTAGCCAGTTTCCAACTCTTGCCAGTACCTGACCGCCCATTGGTTAGCGCGGCGCCAGGCGTCCACGGTGCGCTGCGCGTCTGATTCGGTCATGGTTAACCCATACGCTCGACCCATTGCAGAGAACGCGCCAATACCCCCGCCAAACCCGCAAGCCAAGATTGCGACCTTACCAATCTGACGCTGATCGGCGGTCACTTGGTCTTCAGGTATCTTGTACATGGCGGCGGCTTCTCTGACGTAGATGTCACGCCCTGACCTAAACACGTCTAGCACGTCATCGCCGCGCCCTGACAACCACGGGGTCATGCGCGCTTCGATCTGAGCCCAATCGGCTACGACCAAGGACTTACCTTTGGCGGGTATGATCGCGGGGCGCAGCATCCCTTTTAAAACGTCTGTGACCCTCTTACCAAACTCGGGAACGATGGAACGTCCGAGAACCATGCTCTCTCTAACAGACTCGGGCGCTTTGGCACATTTTCTTGTGAAGTTGTGGACTTGAGCGCCGTAAGAAGACGCGCGGCCTGTTGCCGATCCTCCGGCAAAGACAAACGCGCCACGGACGCGACTATCTTCCACATCTGCCAAGTCGCGTAAGCGTGAGAACTTCGCAACGCTCGACGCCCAAAGATCATCGGCACATTGGATAACTTGCTCAACGTCGGGCGGTAAGTCTTCGACCGCGAGTAGGTTTGCGCGAACGCGCTTGTCAATCGAATACTTTCCATCTTCAATCTCCATTAGTTTTAAATGTTCTGTACTTAATCTTTCTTTAACCCATTCGCGCATCTTCGGCGAGCGGACTGACGTGATCGCGCCATTGGTGACGGTTCTGACAATGGACTGTATGTCCGCGAGTTCGATGGCCGCGTAAGAGATGGCTGCGCTGGCAAGATGCACATCCACCAGTACACCTCGGTCGTTGATTTTTTCGTTGACATGATAGTCCTCCAGTTCTTCATCTGATAAGGGGCGTAGGCTTTGACTGACGGCGCGCATGGCGCGCACGTCTTGCTCACAGTATTGCACCATTTCAAGCATCAGCGCAGGGTCGTCTTTAAAGGGCGGTACACACAGCGCACGGATAAGCTGCGCGCCACGGTAATCTTTCTTCATGCTTGCACCGGCAAAGCGACCCACATCCTCAAGTGAACCAGGCGCACAGTTGGCGCGCGCTTGTGTTGCGGTGCAATAGAACTGCTCTAGCTTGAAGTTGATCTGTAAGACGTACCAAAAGATCAAACGTTCAAAGGCTGCGTTGTGGGCGTAGATCAGGCCGGTGTGATCGCGTACACGCTTGGGGAAGGGCTGCGTAGGTAACCACGTCACAACGTCTTCATCGTCAAAGGCGTAGCTCATGCACAACACGTCGGTCGTTGCGTCTTGGGCGTAGTTGTAGACACCGTGACGTTTAAGGTCACAATAGCTACGGGTTTCAAAGTCAACCCATAGCATATTGCTTACGGATTTTGCCACCCGCCCCCGCATTGATAATCGCTGCGTTTACCCATATTTTGCTGCCAGTTGGCAGACGTCTTATGTGGCCCCGACGCAAGTGTTCGCGTGGGCTGCGGTGGCTGCCCCCTGCGTGGCCGTTGCCGGTGCCCGCTGGGCGGTCGATGGTCAGCACATGGTATTCATCAAAGGGCAACGCACCAAGCGTTTTGCTAGGTTTGCGGGTAGGTAATTTTTCAGCTTTAACATTACTGCACGCCAAAGCGTTAAGAAAACCAAGCAACGTGTCAGCGCCCAAACCCGACAATAAATTCATTTCTGTTTTATATTTTTCTTCTATCAAATGCCTTTGAACGGCAAAACTTAAACTATTGTCTGCGTTAACCCGTATAAAATTTATTTTAGGTATGCTTGCAAGCACAAAAGGCAACCACGCATTATCTGTTCCTCCCCAAACACATATCACTATACGCAATTCATCTTCAATCGCATGAATAACTATTTTTTTTAATCTTGAACCAACTAAAACAAATTCTAAAACAATATCTTTATAAGGCAAACGTAACTCAGTAATGTCAATAAGACCTTTTAATTTTGTATCTACTATAATTTTGCCATCATTCGGTAAAGTAAATTTAACCGCTGAATCTAAACCTTTTATTAATACATCTACAGGCATTTTTGGTAGTTCTTTTTTAATATAATCAAGTCGCCACGATTCGGCGTACGATTTTTTAATTTGACGACAAAAATTTAATGGTTCCATTTTTAATTTACCTTAATTTATAGGTGGGGGCGTTGATTTGGCCGTTACTAACTGCGCGTTGGAAGGCAAGAAAAACACGCGCTTACGACATCCTCAAATGCTTGCCTAACCGCCCCCTAAACCTTACTCTTTTGGCAACTGCGGTAACGCTTGCGCGCGGATTTTTGCAATCAAACCCTCAACCTGTTCGTAAGGTTGACGCCCTAGCATAGCCATGATCGAATTGACTTCTGCAACTGTAAGGTTCAAGTCAATCATGTTGCGCTCCTACGACGGCGGGCGGGTGCTGCGGCCTCTTCGGCAACAGGCTCGATAGAGGCGGGTTCTTCGCCATCCATGCTGACCCACGACTGAATGTCAAAAAGCGGTGTGAAGATACGACCATAGGACTTGTGCTGGTAGTGTTCTTTTTTAAGTAACACAACAGGCACAGGTTTGGTTTGATCTTTATCCACTTGTTCGGCAATAGCCACGGCTAAGGTCTGTACGCCACGTTTGCCACCGGCCGAGGTGGTGGTGTAACGCGCTTCCATGCCCTTGTCTTCGCCTGATACACACTTAAGCGACATACCGACTTGCGTTTCCCAACCTTTTTTGGCTTGGGGTGGCGCGTCATCAGTTTCAGGTAATGGCTCAGATACCGACACCATCTTTTCGCCCAACACTTCCCCATCGCCCCATGCGATAAAACCATGCACAAACGAAAAGGGATTGACCGCCCAAGTTGAGTCTGCTTCGACTTCGGTTTGGTCAGCACCAAAGACCCAATGACCGGTCTTGTCCATCTTAATGATGACAACGCCAGTCGGGCCAACTTCGGCTTGAATGGTACGCAAGGCTGTAGAGAGTGACTTTACTTCGGGTAATTTAGCTAAGTTAAACATTTAGAGTACCTTTTAGAGTAGTTTTAGGTTAGCGAGTTGCTTACCTAGATTTAAAACCGCTGGGCGCGGATCAGATTCCGCAGCCAACGTACTGCCCGAGCTCACGCTTACAGCTACGTCAGACGGAAAGTTCTTTTTGCCAATAATTTTTTCGGCTTGAGCGACAGAGATTAGCTTACTCTCATACGCTTTGTCACCTAGTAAATCTTTTGCTACTTGGTCATTCACCCATTGACGTGTGCCTCGTTTGGCGACCAGTTTGTAGCCTGGCACACGCACGTTGTTCTCTAACATATCGTACGCCAGTACACGCACCGAATCAATCCATTCTTCAAGCAGATCAGCTTGTGCAAGATACTCACCTATCTTCTCTGCGTCAAGGCGCACAAGCGCGGTTTTTAGCGCACGATCAACAGCACCGGTAACCATCGGGCAAGTGGGTTTGGCCGCGCACCAACGGCAATGCTCACCTGTCTGCATCTTGGTGCGCTTACCGTTGACGGCCGCAACCAAATCAAACTCAAACTCGGCGATACGTTTAGGCGTTGTCACCCAACGCTTTACCATCGGCGGTTGAACAATGATGATTTCAATTTCCTCAACATCCTCAAACACCCATTGAGTTTCAGGCGTGTGCATTGCAGCAGCAGCGTAAAACATACCTTGGTAGTTTTCAGTTGCCTCAACAGCCACGCCATTGCCAAACTTCCAATCCAAGACAATTGCCTTCTTACCGATCCGGCCAAGTAGGTCAGCACTTCCAAACACGCCTGGCAGAAGATCACCAAAGTTGACACTACTTTCCACAACAAACTCCATCTGCTTGTCGGGATCAATTTCATCCAACGCCGCAAGCGCCACAGCAATCTTGTCATCGTAAAGTTCCTGAGTCAGCGTAATGCCTTCGTAGACCATACCTACAACGTCGGTTGCCTTGCAGTCAAGGATTTGGCTAATGGCGTCGTGTAACAACGTGCCTTCGTCAGCGTACTTGCTAGACGGCTTTGGCGGCATTTTAGCGACCAGTTCAATTGAGGCAGGGCAAGCGATAACGCGTTTGGCAGTCGAGCCGCCGACAATAGTTGAGTGATTCATTTAAATTATCTCCACAGATTTCAACTTGTGTGTTTCACCGTCATAGGTAAATTTCACATTGTCTGAACCGTACCTGCAAATAGATTGCACACCTGTGTGACCGTAAGCAACTGTTAAAAATGTGCAAATGTCAGGTTTTGGTTCAGGCATTACACGATAGCGATTATGTTCATACCATTGCGGTATAGGCAGAGGAGTCCAATTACCTTCAGGTTCTTCAACTTCAATTTGCGCGCCGTTAGCCCAAGCGACAATCATGTCGTAATGTTTGTGTTTCATTTCGTGTAGTCCAATTTAGTTTAGAGAGATTTAATTGTACACGATTTTTTGC